GGAACAGTACTCTGGAATATTCGGCTCGGTTGTCGTCACCCCATGTAGGGTCGAAGAATGCTTGAACCTGAGCGACACCTGTTTCAAGACCTGCTGCTAATGAGTTACCAACGTCTTTAAGACCTTGCCAGAACCCAGTCGACTCTTGATTCTCGTAACCCATAACAGTCTGATACATGTCACGTAATGTCTGTGCATCCTTGATTTGATTACGCACTTGTCCAATTGCATCAACAGCCACGGCGTGCTGATAAGCTGCGCGCGTGGCCGCATCGTAACCTTGTGTCTCCGCGTAATCGTGCGCGCGTTGACCAATTACTTTTAGCTCATTGATGAGAGCATTGTTCTCAGCTGCCGTTGCTTCTGCTGGAGCGAACGCGAATGCAGCGGCTGGATTCACTACTTTGTTATGCGACATCGAAGACTCCTCTCAATGCGTCGTTTACTTCCGGTTCAAAAAGCTCATTGCTATCGCCGTCACTAAACGCATTAACAATTGCCTGCTCATACATAGCAGGAATATCAGTAAAGGGCGTTTGCTGGACGCTGGCCACTTGGTCAACACTCACAGGTTGGCTGTTCTGAATCTGATGTGCCTGTTGAGCTTGCTGCGCCTGAGCTCGTTGCTCAGCATCCATGAACAAGGCCGCTTGGCTTTCTTGGAAGCTTGGGTCTGACAGAACTTGCTCAGCTGGGTTCTCGTAGTTCAACGCGTAACCTTGCGGAGCACTATCATCTGATGAATCACCATCTTCATATACTGCAGGTTTCCCTGTTGCTGCAGGTTTCCCTGTTGCTGATGCAATGATTTTGTTCATCTTATTCCAACCATGTTTTGGTTGTGAGTACTTGGCAGGAGCCGATGGAAAGCTCGCCCAGATGTTACCAGCTTTTTCTACCATGCCTTGATAGTTACCTTCAAGTGCTAGCTCAAGAGCTGACTTACCGCCATTGCCGCGCGCCTGGTCTAATAACGCTAGGGCTCCAATATCTTGGTTGCGTGGTGAGAAGTCTTTCAGACCTAGGTCTTTTTGTAAATCGTTCCATGTTCCTTTCAAGAACTGATAACGACCAGCAGCACCAGATGAATTCACGGTTCCATCTTTCTGCTTGAACTTACGTTGGATATTCGGATGACTGCTGAAGTCATCAAACGTACCACCACCGAATGTCGTATTATAATCTGCATTTTCAGATGCCGCGATAATATCCAAGGCACGACGTGCCATTGGGTTATCTAGTAATTTTTCATACTTACTAACGGATGCCATAACCGCCTCCGATTGAAGGTGACCAGTACATTGTGTTTCCTACCGGAACTGGAACCACAGGTGCTGGTGTTACTGGTGCAACAGTTGGTCTGCTAGTATTGAACGCAGCACCAACCTTCTCAGTGTTATCCTTGATTGTCGCTTCAGGAGCGTCTGCAACAAACGCTGAGGTGATTTCTTTAGGTGCTAAACCGTACGCCTGCTCTGTATAAGCACCTAGCGAGATTAGCTGTCTCAATGCTTGTTCATCACCAGCTGCAGCTGCCTGGATTAAACCGTTGTCTGTCGCGAATTTTTGGAAGCTCTCTAACGCTTTAATTTTAGCATTAACCTGCGCGGCGACTGCTTTACCTTCAGCTCCTGCTTTCGCAACTTCCATGTTCCACTGATGTTTCTGCTCGTTGAGCTTAGTGTTATAGTCGAATTGCGTTGCCGCTTTCTGGTCAAAGTCTTCACGACCGACTAAGTGAGCACCAACCTTGCTTGCATTACCAGTGCCTGAGAGAATCATGCCAAGCTCTACTGGTGAATAAGTACCGAAGGTTCTAACACCGTCCGTTACTCTGTATCGACCATCAGCGGTTGGCTCAACAGCATAACCACGCTGCATCACACCGTACACCTGTTGGCTATCGAGAGAATGCTCAGGGTTCATGAACGCCTCACGAGCTGCCGTGTTCAAGGCGCCTTGCTGCGCTGTCTGATATAAGTTCGCGCGAGCATAAGGGTCCGCTGTCACATTGAATGCAGATAGCGCTGCCTCTTCGACTGGTCTGAAAGTACCATCGGCATTCTGCATGTACAGAGTTTGTGCACGCACTGCTTCATCGCCACCGAGTAACTTACGACGACCGATTTCTGCTTCCGTTGCTTTATAGTGATTAAGCGCGTTTGTCGCTGCCACCTTGCTGTTTTGCGTGTCTGCATCTGCCCACACACCTAATAGGTTTTTCTCATATTGCAGTTGGCTATTCAGTGGCACGAAAGCGTTGGCGCCTACCAAGAATGGGTCTTGCTTAAACGCTTGCGCACCACGAGAGATGTTACCTACTGCGTCTTGAAATCCAGCCATAATTTACCTACCATGTTCCTATAGTTTGCATACCGACTTGCAATGGAGCATTAGCACCATAGAAGCCTGCCATTGTACCTTGGTTCCATGCGTTACCAAAGTTGGATAAATTGCCGAACGCTGATGCCCAACCAGAATAAGGGTTGACCTGCTGTCCGGCAATACTTGATAAAGAGCTCGCGCCTTGTAATGCAGATGCAGCAACTCCTCTGAATACGTTTGCCCAGTCGAGAACTTCTTTGCGTTGTTTATCTTCAATACGTTCTTTGCGAGCTTCCTCATATCTGAACGCTGCATTGATTGAAGACACACGAGCTTTTGCTTCAGCGGCTCTTAGCATACGACGTCCTGCTCGTGTTGAACCAACACAGTGCGCGGCTTGTTCTCGTTCAAGTTTATCACGCTGTCTTGAGAACTCACGAGCAGAATCAATAACTGCTCTGTCTCGTACTGTGTCGTAGTCCGCCACGTAACCAGCATCGGCGTCTGCCTTAGCTTTATTAATCATAGCTGTTTCAATAGGAGCCGCGGTATCGTACCAGTGGTTAAACATCTTGTCAGATTTGTCTTTGATATTTTCCCACGTTTTGTCCAATCTATCTTGTGAGCGGTCAGCTACTTCTTTTTGAAGACCTGCAATATAGAACGCACCAGCTTGTTGAACTGTTGTGATGAGTAGGTTAGTTTTTGCAATAACCTTCATCGCATTGAAGTACTTACACGCATATTGCATGTGAGCTTCAGCACGCGCAATCGCTGACATATCAGTGATTTTAGAATTGCTGCCTTGCGTCTTCACCTTAATCTGGTCGCATGGGTCAGCCGCGTAGTCACCTGATAAGAACGCTTGGGCAGCACCTGCGGCCAACGTCGCAATCGCGGCAACTGCACCTGTAGTATCTCCACCTGCCATCTAAAAACCTCCGATGATTCCGACCTCTTGGTCATTGTAGTCATTCTCATAAAGAAGCGCTAATTGCTCTAATGCATCCTCGAATTGCTTGATTAGCTCTTCCACATATAAGTTTTGCTGAGTGGGATTGTAAGGGTTGTACAATGATTTATACTTGTTAAATAGTGCACTTTTCTGTGCATCCTTACTTTCTAAACCCCACTTAGTCTCTTCAATGTAATTCTCATAGGGATTAGCCATACTACGACATCGCCCCTATAATTACATCACGATACTCTTCTAAGCCTTTTGATGCACTAACCTTAAGGAAGTCGTACGCCAGAGGTGGCTTAATGAGCAATGGGTTCTTAGCAATATGCGTCAGTATAGCTTCTGTTATTATACCATCTTCTGACCGATTTACGAACACAATTATTTGATTAAGTTGGTCATTTCCTGACCAGGCTCTGAAGAAATGTGTTATGTCCTCGACCATGTAAAGGTTCTCACCTTCTAATACATTGCCTATGAACGTGAGCAGGTTTATTGCAGTCTGCTGTGCATCTGCCTGGTTGTTTATCTTAAGTACTTCATACGCCATTACTGGCCTCCTAATTCATTAACAGATGTTGCAATGTGGTATTCTGTAACTTCACCTTTACCAGATATTGCAACATCAAAATTGATTGTACTATACCCAGCACGTAAACGTCTTGGCTTGTTATCGAATGTCATGTGGTCACCTACAACGATGTGCTCGTCGACCATCTCGTCGCGTTGACGTTTAAGCAAACGATGCACAACATGGAACTCAGTATAGTCACCTACAATCTTATATGCGGTGAACGCTGTGTAACCAGGTGCAATGTATGGCTTGCTCTTCCACTGGAACTCTCTCCACCCAAGACCTTCGTCGAATTCATAGATACCGTCTTCGAACGCGAGCATGAGTCTATCCTGATTGGTGCGATAGACTGCCGTTGGTTTGTCTGATAATTCAACAAGTGTTGATGTATCAAACTGCTCATGCACGTTGTCTGGCACTTTGAATCTGAATGACATAACATCTGAGAATCCATAGTAATAGCCATCATGGACAACGCCTTTCAGAGTCCATGGAGCGATTGCCAACCAATCATCTCTTGAGAAGTATTGCGCTGTTATCACAGTAGACGCATTGCCCTGCAACATAACTATACCGTCATTCGTCGCATAGAAACAAGCACCGTTATAAGCAGCCGCCGAATCATAACTTATAATCGGGTGAGTCTCACTTAGCTGTGTTATCTTACGGCAACCTTGAGATGTACAAGGACTTTCGATTTCAATCACGGCCGGAACCGAATCAGTTAATATATAACCGGTGGTCTCAGTTGGAATGAAGCGTAGTGGCTTGCCGGTGAATCTTCCATATCGATAAGCCTCAGGCCACGCATGAGGTTTGAATGGCTCACTCAGCCATAACTCACAACCAACTATCGCAGCCAATTGACCGTTGTTACAGTACACCAGGTTCTTCGCGTTGTCAGGCAAGTTGTCGTATTCTTCTGTCATACACTCGTCACCATAGCCTGTTCTCGCTTTATGCAGGAACGTACCGGTGCCGAATGGAACCTCACCGACTTCTAAGAACACTGGCTCTTGTTCCTTACCATCGAAGTCTACCATTGTCACTGCGCAGTAAATTCTGACTGAGTCAATCTTGTAGCCATCAGGAGCTGTTGTCAGAATATTAGACACGACGACATTATCACCATTATGGCACTCAACTAAGTTACTCACTTCAGACGGGATAGATTCCTGGCACGCGGTTCCTTCACCGAGGCACGTAACGAGAGTGTAAAAGTACTCACGCACCTCGCGAGCCATATCGAAATGCGCACCTGTCTGATGAGGCAATGGCTTGAAGTCAATTGCTTGCGCGGTTGGTGTTGTTGTCTCAGGAAATCCTAGTCTTACCCACTCGTTGTTACAAGCTTTAGACTTGAGGTTCTGTACTGGGTGAGGACCAAGACCTGTTGCGACGACGATAGAGCATTCATCTTCGATGATGTCGACTGACACCTTACAATTGTCCGACGTAATATAGCAGCAGTTATCAACGAATATATACTTGCCCGTTTTATCAGACACCTTCTTATTCGTTCTGAATGGCTTCAGCGTGCCTTCAGATAAGTCGACATCAAGCATCTTTGTTGCTGACGTCTCAGGAAGATTCCGCGGATGGAGACGCGGAACCAACCCAGTGAATCTTGTCAATTTCAATTCAGCCATAATCAACCACCACAGTTACAGTCAGGTGGACACTTATCAGCTAATTCAACCATGACGCGTTCTGTGATTCTTTCTGTTGGTCTATGATTAACCGCCTCTGCAAGACCTGTAGATTTCTCACGCTTCTTACCACAGCATTTGTCGAGCATCTTACAATCTTCTTTACCACAACATTTACAAGTCATATCTTTCTCCAGTATTTTGATGGGTGTTCTGACTGAGGCCCTGTTCTGAAATCACGAGCCACGTCAATCTTAATTGAACTAATACCCTGGTTGAATTTCTTCTCGTACATTAGAGCCATTGTTTGGTCTGCGAAGTCATACTTCGTCATCATCAGTATGCTCGCTAATGCGCCGTGCACCAATACGTCGTGATGTCTGTCATACAACAGTTTGTCTATCTCACACGTGTCCTGCGTAGGAGCTGCGTAGTAGACAATCTCAAGTGTTCCACCGTCAACCTTTGGAGGCTCGTCCAGCACTATTTTGTCTGGCGGGAAAAATCTGAAACCATCACATATACGTAACGGTTCAAAACATTTTTTGCGCTTACAACAACCATCACGTAATTCGACAGACTTCACATTGATAATCTGTTCTGAGCCCTGCTCAAGATAATAGTCAGTCACGCCGGTCTGAAGAGTAATCTTGATTGTTCGTTCGAGAAGTCTTGACTCACGAGCTACTGTGTACGCCGCCTGACGGATATACTCAATTGCGATTGAATCAGGAACCCCCTCAGCAACTAATGTAACTCGTGGAAGAATGGTGTCGATGTCAATAAACTCAACATCTCTCTCGTCGTTTCTAAAACAACAAAAGTCCGCTGGTGCGGACTTATTATTGCATTTAGGTCTGATACTTTGGCCACATCCGCAACCCATAATTTCCTACCTTATTTACTAATTTGTTTCTCAACTGCGCTCGCATACCCGAGATTTTCTAAGAACGCTCGGCGTCTTGCCTCAGATATTGCGCGGCTTGTTTGGCTTTCGTGCTCAGTGCCTAATGCACGATATACTACGTAGTCGATGATGCTTGAGTATTTTTGTGATACGTACCAAGGAACATCTGCCTCTAAATCAAAAGGAATTTCGCAAGGTCTAATTGCACATGTTAAACGTGCCCAAGCATCTACACCTGGTTTTAATGGCGGGTGAACCTCAAACTTGTTTTCGCTGTTAGGTAATAGATTGAACGATTTTGGTTTGTCTGTTGCCGAACCAGTACCACAATTTTTCTTACCAAACGCCGTAGCTGCAGCAGTGTTTGTCTTACGTAACTCTTCAATTGTATTGCCATGTGCGTCTGTTAAAGCATCAACAGACAGAATTTTATCACAACAACACGGCTGCTGTAGTTCGCCCTCAGAAAGTTTCACCACCATTGTTTTTTCAAATAGTGCTGGAACGAGTTGGAATAACTCCTCTAACGATTCATTGATGTAATCCGTTAGAATCTCGTCTTCAAACCGGTCTTTGTCTCGGTCGTTTATGTCGATGCGTATACGAGCGAGGACGTCCTTAAGTTTCATAGTGCTTCACCAATTAGTTGTCTAATTCAATCTCGCCGCCAGTTGCCTGACCACGTTTGCCCTTAGCTGCTGCTACTGGTTCGCCGTTCTCGTCAACTTCGTGGATGTAGTCAGACTTGGAGTTTGAGCGTAACAATTTAGCTGTTACTGGGTCTGTTACATCGAACTCAATACCATTGACATGAGACGCAAATACTGATGTTGTCTTTTCCATTTTCATAATCCTTCTAAAAAGGCCCACGGTTAGGTGGGCCGATAATTCTTATACGTTGTAACCGTACACTTCGAATACACGTGAGAACAAGTATTCGCCGTGCTCAGTCAAACCTTCAGCTGGAAGTGAAGTGATTTCTAATTCAATTGCATTCACTTTATCAGTATAGAAACCGCCAACTGTGTTCGCATACACAACTGTTGTGCGCTGTAAAGCTTTTTCATCAACAGTCACAGGGTCTGCTAATGTCGCTTCTTCAGGAGCTGCCTGAGCTGCTTTGATGCCACGGCAGACTTCGTCGTACTCAGATTTGTAGACGAAAACTTTCTCAGCATTTTGTGCACCACTTAATTCAACAGCAGGTTGAATCTTGAAGCCTAAACCAGCTACTACTTCGCGAGCATCAACTTGCACAGCTGTTACGCGTGAGTGGTTAGGGTTTAGGAAGATACGTAGCTTGTCGCCAACTTTTAAATCTTCTGGGCCTTTACCGTAGCGTAAGCTTAAACGGTTCAATAAAGTTTTTAAGTCAACTTTATCACGGTAGTTGTATGCACCGTCAACACGGTTATCAGGTTGCGCTACAAATGGAAGATTTGTATCAGGGTCATGGTCTGCGCAGTTACCTGATGGGCAACCGCAGCTAGCACCTAATTGTGCACGCATTGTGTTGGTGTTTTTACCACCTGCATATAAGTTATAAATAGCCATGAGTCACGCTCCTTAGTCTAATACTACTGCAAGAACTGCAACGCTGCGACCAGAAAGAACCGCAGTGTCGAATGTATAGTTACCGATTAAGTAAATATCGTTCAACACAGTGTCCCATTCTAAATAGCGTAAATCAGATGGGCTCGCAATATGCTCTGGGTTAGCAATAATTACGTA